TATGTTTATTTCTGATATTTTTGCAAATATAAGAGACAAGGTTCCACAGTGGAGGCAGGAAGGAGATATTCTGAATATTTCTAACTTTGGAGATTACGGCCCAGAAAGATTTAATCCTGGTAGTTATCCAGGTACCTCAGGTGGACCAGGAGCACCCCGCCGTGATGAACGAAGCAAGGCTGAATGGCTTAGAGATCGCGTAGGTGTAGAACCTATATTTGATACTCCAGAGACAGGGCGCGAGCAGGCAATAAGAGAGAGTGATTACGCGGGGTCACCGCAGACGCTACTCGATCAAGCTAAGAATCTTGGTGGACAAGTATGGGATTTTGCTACAGAAAACGTGGGAGCTGGCATTGACTACAGTAGAGGTGCTGTAGATGACTTTACCGCGTGGGACCGATCACCAGAAGGAATAGCTTGGGCAAAGAAGTTCGCAGACGCGACAAACGTTTATGACCACCTAGTGCGTGGGCAAGATGCCATCAGAGAGGAAACAGATATCGCTGCTGAAGGAGACGGAATCGCCGCTTGGATGGCCGAGAAGTATAATAACTTAGATGATTTCTCTAGATTTTTAAAAAGTCACGCTGAAGAGATTCGTATACCCGTACCGGGCACAGAAAATTTAAAGTTCGACGACACTGAAAAAGCTATGATGCGTAGCATGCCAGGTGGATTAATGTACGGTCCCATAAAGTATTTATACGGTTTGGGCGGTCAATCTTTTGATAAACTAAGAGGATATTGGGACTGATGGACACACAAAGCATTGTAGATATGTTTAGGCAAGCGGTTAAAGGTGGTGGCAACCGCCTCGGGCAACAGTTTTCTCCAGTGTCAGACGAGGAGAGACAGGCTAACATGAATCAGCAGCCCAACTTCCCTGGTTACAGCACTCCAGCCGGTGCGGACGCTGGCGGTATAGCTGCTCAGTTTGCGCCTCAAGGTGCTAGACCCCATGGATTCCCTGGGGTTGACGACATGCAACGCCATCGCGGTACTGGGCACACTGTACCTGATGCTACAAGGTTGGATATAATGGCAGGTCATGACACTGGCAGAGACTATGGTTACGAAGGCCCTGGACAATACCCAGCCGATGTGGTTGATCGCGTTCTTATTGAAGAGCAGATGCGCCGCAGGAATAGAACCATGCCTGGTTCACCGGTGAATTACTAATGGCTTGGTCAAAAGGAGAGAGTGGTAACCCGCGTGGTCGTCCACGAAAATCTCAAAAAACCATGGCCCAGCTAAGAAGTCAGATATCTGAGCATTTGCCTGATGTTATCGAGGTTCTAGCCGGCGCCGCCAAAGATGGCGACGTTCAAGCTGCTAGAATACTGGTAGAGAGATGCGTTCCATCTATGAGGGCTATAGACCAGAACGTTAATATTAATGATTCAATGCGAGAGCTTACAGATATCGAGCTCGTAGACCTGATTAAAGAGTTCGAAGACAACTTGGAACAGGTTCCTGAAATAAAACACTAGGATATGTCATGCCAAAAGTAGAATTCCCATACAGCGCGTCTGGCCGCGCGGCTGCAAGCAAAGCCGTCGGTCTCCATCCCGAAGCGAGGATGTCCGGGGGAGGCGGCGGAGGTAATTATCCAAAACCTAAGCAGCTACAACCCCGCAAAAAGCCAAGGAGATCCGATGATGTACCTAGTGGTAACAAGGCCTATTAATTATGGCTCTGTTAACTGTAGACACGTTGTATACAGCGTATGATACCTACACATCAGCGGATGCTTTAGATTATGCTCTGTCACCAAGTACGCTTGCTGAGAAAATTGTTGACTCTAGTGCTTATCTTACTAAGGTAAACTCTCTTGCTGTTGGCGACAGCTATGGATATGAAAGAAACATATACGTGGCTGCTACACTAGATTCTGGGCTCACTTCTGGAGTTACCTCGACAGTGGCCATAACAGTAACTGGTGCAGATAGCTTCTCATCAAGTGGGTACGCCTTGGTAGGTGCTGAAGTAATATATTACGCCACTACAACTGAAGATGGTGGAGGGGTAACTACAGATCTTAATACGTTAACTAGAGCTTTAGCGTCTACTGTAGATGTTACCCATGCCAGGTCCCAGAGTATATATGGTCTCGTTGATAGATCTATAATAACTATAGAGCATAACCAAGAGTTAGAAGTTTTCAACATAAATACTAGCGCAACTATAACCTCCTCTCAGTTCCCAAGTATTACCACACTTGATATGTATACTATTCCAGAGTCATTGGTTGCTATGGTAAAATATGTAGCATGAGTTTGTCTTATACGCTGGTTCACAGTTATCCAAGGGAAGAAATAAGGGCTATACTAGCAACAGAATTAACCAGGAGGGTCAAGGATGGGAAAGACAAATGGATTGCTCTTGAGGGACCCCAACGGGAGTTCGTTTATAGTGAGCATCCTCACATTCTCTTCGGAGGCGCCCGGGGAGGATCAAAATCTGTTGGAATGCTGTTGGCTTTCAGGAGACACGCAGAATTATACGGGGAAAATGCTCACGGGCTACTATTCCGTAGAACTTACCCAGAAACAGGGGAACTGGTTAAACTAGGCCAACACGTATTTGTTAAAGAAGGTTGGGAGTGGAAGGTAGGAGAAAGAAAATGGGTAAGTCCTAAGGGTTCGACCTTGCAGCTAAAGCATCTGGATGAAGATAACGATGCTATGAAGTTGCAAGGTTTTTCTGTAACATTTTTAGGCTTTGATGAACTAGGAAACTGGCCATCACCAGAGCCTATAGACTTGTTACAAGCTACAATGCGCTCGGCTGCCGGTGTTCCTACCCTTTTTAGGGCTAGTGCAAACCCTGGTGGACCTGGCCACGGCTGGGTAAAAGAGAGGTACATCGATGCTATATCAGATGGTAGAATATTTATACCATCTAAGATAACAGATAACAAACCTCTGATGGATAATGATCCTGGATATATTGATAGGATCAAAGCTTCGGGCCCAGATTGGTTAGTTAAGGCGTGGTTGGATGGTGATTGGAATGTAGCGCCTGGTGCGTTTTTTGAATCCATTTGGGATCCAAAAGAGCACGTGGTAGAACCATTCGAGATACCTTTAGAATGGCGTAGGTGGAAATCCTATGATCACGGGTATAAATCCCCTGCGGGGTGCGTATGGTTTACTCAAGATTACGACGGCTGTATATATTTATACAAGGAAAGATATTGGGTAGACAGACCTAACGTTGGGTCAGAAACTCCAATAGAAAATATTGCAGAAGATATTTTATCTGCAGAGGTAAAGGAAAAAAAGGCAGGAATAAAATTCAGAGGAAACATAGCAGATTCAGCCATATTTATGCAGGATGGCAGACATAAGTCTGTTGCTGACGTATTTAATGATTATGGGGTTTTTTGGGAACCAAGCGCTAAAGGTCCGGGATCTAGAGTCCAGGGGCTTAACGAGTTTGTTGACAGATTAAACGCCAAATCCTTCAAGGTTTTTTCAAGTTGTAAGCATTGGCTTAGAACGGTGCCGTCATTGCCGGCAGACCCAAAAAGGATAGAAGATATAGATACTAAAGCAGAAGATCATTTGTTTGACGCTACAAGGTATGGGTTGATGCACAAGCGAGCGAAGTCTAAAAAACCTAAACCAAAGAAAACTGATCCTAATCCATTTACTCTAGAGTGGTTAGATAGGTTATCAGAACTTTACGAGGATTACGATGTCTGATTTAGAAATTAGTGGAATTTCTTCTACATTCCCAGAAGTTTCTACCTCTTCAAAGGGGTTGATACGAGAATTCCAGAACAATGTTGCGTTATCATATAGAAAATGGAAGCGACATTATAGGGAAATAGAACATAGTCGAAGATATGCGCTAGGTAAAACTACGTGGAGATCTCAAACTATAACAGCTGGCCAAGCTAATCAAGAAGCTGGCAGAATTGTTAAAGGAAATATTATTCATGCTACGTTACAGAATATTCTTCCTTTAATTTACGCTAAGAATCCAGAAATAAGCGTAAAGCCAAACGAGCATGTAGACCCAAGCGGTTACGAGTACAGAACAGCTGACTTATTTTCTAATACTCTTGAAGTGGTTCTTAACAGCTGTCTTAAGAAGGCAGAGTTAAAGCGTATAGCTAAGCAGGTACTGCGGTCTTGCATGGTTAGTAAGATTGGTATCATCAAAGTAACTTATCAGAGAGATTACATAAAAGATCCTTTGGTTAGCAGGCAACTAAACGACGCGCAGGAAAGTTTAGCCACTCTTATAGATACCATTAAAAAGGAAGATACTGTAGATTCTCAAGACAAGGACGCTCTAGTACAAGAGCAGAATATGATTGTTGAGAGTCTTGAGGCGCAGGCCACGGTTCTACGGCGCGAAGGATTAAACCTAGGGTTTGTTCGTCCAGAAGATTTTCGTATGGATACATCTCTAGATTCTTTGCAGGATTATAAGCAAGCTAGATGGATGGCAAACAGAACCTGGATGACCCCGAAAGAGGTTATGTCACGGTTTCAGCTTGATAAAAAAGATATAGAAAAGTTTACTACTTACCGTAGAAACCAAAACGGTATACCTCAAAGGTTAACTAGAGATGCAAGCACTGGCGATTCCGAGGATGTAGCAATCGCTATAGCTATATGGGAATACTGGGATAAAGTTACGCAAACAGTATACACTTGGGCAGAGGGCGGAGAAGATTACGTAAAGACTCCATTCCATCCTGCTAAAATGGGCGATTGTTGGTTCCCGTTCTTTATCCTAGGTTTGAACTGGATTGACGGAGAAGAGTGGCCAATATCTGATGTAGATC